TTAATCAAACACGGTTGGGCATAGGCTTCAGGGGACGCACCGTCACCCTTTTTGATAAGTACCTTGGAAAAGGCAACAGTTGTGGTAGCCATTTAACGCGCTCCTGCTATGTTTCGGCCAATGCGAATTCATACACTACTACACCATGATTTGTAAGACCATCCGGGTCATCAAGGTTTCGTTCTTGGCGAAACTGTGAGTAATTGATAGCATAATCAGTCACAGCGGTAATTGTATCAAGTGCTGCACGCACAGCGCCGTTGATTTTTCTTGCCTCTAGTGAATTACCCGACCTTGACCAAGCATGGACCGTCACGGTGCAAAGCCAATGTTTCCCGCACCCGTCGTCATCTTCTACAAGATCAGTCATATCAACCGTGATGTAAGGGAAAACCGGGGACGCCGGTACACGGTCATATACACGGGATGACACAAGGGTTGTCACACCGGCATTAGCCTTGAGTGTTGATTGAACTTTACCACCAAGAGAAACGGACGGACTAGCCAAGACCTGCAACCTCCTTGATTGCGCGGCTTTGTGCGCGCGAAACACGAGACTTCAAGCGTCTCTTGTTTAGTCGATACATTGGGTAGAAAAACGGTTGTGCCGTCGTACCAGGGTGTTCTGCACCGGCATAAATACCGCCCACGATGTGCGGCATCGTGCCGAACTCAACCCAACGCGCATAAATCACCTTGTCGTTGCCCGCATACACGGTGACGGATAGACCTTCTGACCCTTTGATGCTTCCTCGCGTAGGATCGCCCATAGTCGTGGTGAATTCCCAATCGACGCTCTCACGCAGGTCGCCGCCACCGTTGGGACCAACCGGAGCAACAGCTTTGATTTTGGTCTTCATTTCCTCAGCGTTTTGCACCAAGGCGCGGCTAACCGCAGCGGCGACGCGGTTGGGCATTTCACGCAGCTTCCGGCGCAAGGCTTTTTCACCGGTCCACTTTGTAGCCATTACGTAGCCTCACCGCTTTCAACAATGAACCGCAATTCGCGCTTTTTACCCGTAGGGTCAATACCCGTGTGTCGAACATTCAAGACTGTACCGGACGGCATTGACGCGCCAGCCCGTTCCAAAACAAACCTGTCAGTTGCCAAGATTGCAGCGTTTGAGTTTGACCACCTTAGCACCACTTCGTATTTGACGATACCGGTCAACCGATCAGCGCGCATCGCTTCATTGCCACCCATCGGCATGACATGGGCGTTCTGTGCGGCGACTTGGGTTGACCACGCTGCGGGTGTTGCGTTGCCGTAAACATCCGTGCTTTCGTCGCCAAGACGTTCGACACGCAACCTGTCCCGCATCTGCCCCGCGCGCATCAGTATCCCCTGACCGTATAAGGCTCAACCAACGCGTCATAACCCATCGGCAGCGTAACAGGTTTGATCGAGTTGGACCCCACAATGACCGCCTCGCGGTTTTCGTACATATGACCGATGTGAAGCAACATAGCGTGACGCAGGCTTTCCGGTATGTTCGACCGGTCAACAGGACTATCCGCCGTGCCATCGTAACCCGCTGTGAAAACCACGGTGACAGGGTGTAGGCGGTTTGTGTCGGTATCAGGCCACATCGCGCCAGCAGAAGGCCAAACGTGTGCTTGGTCCCCATCTTGGACCAAGTAAGCCTCTGTTGTCTGCGACGTGCCGTCCGTGTCGTAATAAGTCACGCTCGTAACGCCGACCACAGGCGACACAGGAAGCAGAATTGACGCGGTTGGACCGGCACCCACAGGGAAGTCTGTAAGCAGATCATACGAGCGCGTCATCAAGGACCGAGCCGTCACGCGCTCGATATGAACCCAAGCAACTTTGATCAGTGACGTAATCAGTGTGTCGTCGTCGCTATGCGAGACGTTGAGTTGCGCTTTCGCTTCGTCCAGCGTCACCGGGTATTCTGAGGGTGTTACACCGGTTTGCCCGAACCTGTATCTCATCGCCACGCCTCGTTAAGCCATTGAACGCCGCGAACCTGGTGGGGTTTACGGTCTCCGTGAAAATAGACAATTCGAGCGTCACCCAAACCGTCACGCGCTACGTCCACCTTGTAGCTTACCACATGCTTAGGGTAAAGGTCATTAAGGAAGATGTGCGGAACGTCACGCAAACGCTGCATGTCAGCCCAACGTGACGGCAACTCGTCGTGGTTTGCACCGAACCACACATCGTCGTGACCAGCAGGTACGAGAGCCACACCGTTACATGCTCGTTGTGGCTTGTACGGGTCGCGTGGTAAAGCGATTTGTGTGCCGGTCATGCAGTATTCAGCGAGCTGGTCGCAATTACCCGTCACAACCGTGTCGAGACCGACAAGGATCATCGGCACGTTGAGACGATACGGCTCAAGGCAGTCCGCGTAGGTTGGAATGCTTCGATTTGTCAAAAGGTGTTGCTCTACCGGCTCGGCATAGTCACGCAACTCATCCGTGAAGACCACAAAGCGAAACGGTTTGGTCAGGTTGCGAGCAAACCCGCGATACAGGCGTTCCACCCACTCGGTTGTATAACCGTCTGCAAAATGACCCGTCGCGTCGTTACGCTGCCAAAAGAGCGTTGCGATAGTTATCATTTCGCGTATTTCATCCTTTGTTGCTCTCCGTCAATGTGACGCCACGCGCCGTCAACCCACAGTGTGCCGGGAGGCACATCGGCGCGCACAACGGACCCCGCAGCGACCATTGAATTAACCCCAATGGTCACACCGGGTAAAACAACGGAATTGGCCCCGATACTAGACCCGCGCTCAACAACAACGGAAGGTTTGTGGTATAGCGTTTCCGCGTCGTATCCGTCTTTGTGTGTGCGCGGCCAAGCGTCGTTACACAGCGTGACGTTTGGACCGATGAACGCATCGTCACCGATAACGAAGCCTGGACCCATCATCACGCCGCCGCTAATCCGGCACCGTCTGCCGATCAGAGGACCGTGTAGCATCGCAAACGGTGAAACAACCGTCTCTGCACCAATGATTGTCTCACCGGTCACGCTGGCGAATTGCCATATCGTTGCATCAGGTGAAACTAGGTCCGGTCGCTCTACGTGCGCCTTGGGATGGATCATTTCGGTTCTCCGTCAGCGTCACACTCGATCCAGTTTCCGCCACCCAAGTGATCACAGCCTTTCAAGCGACAAAAAATTTTGTCCCCTGCATCATCAGTAATATTAAACGATGTGAGACTGTCAAAATCCCAATCTGTTACTTCATAAACCTTACCCGCCGTGAGGTAATAGCGTTCATCATAATCAGTCTTGACGTAACGTTTCGTGCTTTCACCCGACCCGCACAGTTTTCGCACCACGGCGCAAAGGCTTTCAACGTCGGTAGCTACGTAATCTTTGCAGATGTATTGCGGTCCTGAACCGTCTACAATCAGCCACCCGTTTTCACATTTTCGGATTGTCAGTTTCATCACAAAAAACCTCATCAAGCGTGGCGCGTGGCCATTCCACAAGCGCCGTCTCGCTCGTACAATTGACTATCTTTACGCCTCTGTCAACTAGTGGCGCGGCGGAATTGTCAACAACCTCGCGCCAGCGGTTGAGTTGGCTTATTGGGGGGTTATGGCAGCTACCACCGTGATCAGGGTGCCAGTGTAGCCGACCACCCGTTGCGGACATATCAAAACCGAGCAGCACAATGCGTGCTGCACCCATCAAGTACGCGAGATTGATTGCTTGAAAGCCGCTATTACCGCCGAAATAGATATACGCAGGGTTGTCGCTGATGACGTAACCGGGTTTTCCAGGGCAGCGACGCGCGCCGTATTGTGCCGCCCGTGGTGATTGTGTCCACCGCTCACCGGCAAATTCCGGCGCGTTGTCCGACCACCAATTGTCATCACAAGCGTAAAGGAAATCAGCCCAAGGGGCGAGACGGTACGTGGTGTTGATCACACAGACGCGGCACTGCCCTGCGTCACGAGCCGTTTTTACGCGGGCGACCTCTGCGGCGCTTAGGCTCGGTCCGCTCGCTATTATCACTATCGTTTCGCCCTTCCATTCCGGTGGTGCGAAATCGGGCAGCATCTTTGTTTTGTGGTGCTTCCGATTGCGAAACAGGTTTTGCAAGACCCGCCACAATCATTTCATACGCAAAGTCGCCGGTCAGAACATCGCCCGGCTTGAAAGCCTGCGGATAGATGACGCCGGGAGGACAACCACGGAAGGGTTTCGTAACAATTGCGCTCATTGTTTTTACTCCGAGTGTTTGAGCCATGATATTCGATCAACCATACAAGTCAATTATTTCACGCGCCCACGCGAGCAGATCAGGAATGCGTTGACCGGACGGTTGAGACGACACCCACAATTCCAGATTTTCAGGGCGGTTGTCTGTCTTGACGCCGTTTATGTGGTGGACGTTTTCATTTTTGCGTAACGGGCGTCCTATTGTTTCGGCCATTACTAGACGGTGTTCTGGTGCCCAATTTCCATTACTACGTGACGAAGACGGATCGCCAGGTGCCCACACAAGGCGATAGCCGTTTGTGTCGGTCT